CACTTGCGGAAATTATATTCATTAACTAAATCAGTTAACTGCATTAGATGTTTCTCCAGAACTCTAGTCCTGAATAACGTCTTATTGTTTCTGGCAAGAACACGTCTTCTGGTCTACGGGAGATTTTTTGTACTGTGGGGCGAATCGTGTGTAAATCCTTGATGCCTGTAAGAGATTCTCTCGAGATGCCTGAGCTGTCAGTAATGTTTTCAAATTCATGATTGTATTTCTCAATTGCCAAATACTCATATATTTTATTAATCTCTTTCTCTGGGTCAGTTACAAAATTATCGTAGTCAACAAAGTGGAATAAGTGCCTATATTCTGGAACTAAAGCATTCTTCATAAAATTTAAACTTAAAGAAACATCTTTATCATGTCTCATTAAGAATTCAGCTCTTCTATCTGCTAATGGTTTATCTGCAAATGTTGTAGCCAATACTTGCTCATCCATTTGGTTTTTTTTAGAATCAGGGTGAGCATTAATAATTGTGTCAAAAGAAGTTAAAACATCTAACACATTTCTTACTGGACATATTATTTTAACATTCTTAGTAATATATTTAGTTATAACTTCTACACCTGTTGGGCTTGGCCAATTAAGATTCTTATCAACAATGTACTTGGCTGGCTTGTCTTGGTAAAACGCATGCGGTATAGTTGCAATTACATCGTCTATTGCAGCACTTCTATTGTAATCTATATTTTCTAATTCATTATGGCTTTGTGATTGCGTGACCATCATTCTAAACAATGGACTTGCCGGCGATACCCAGATGTCTGGATTCTGATTTAATATTTGACTAATAATAGTTGCGCCAGAACGTTGCATTCCAGCCAAGAAAAAGAATTCCTTCATTTGTTTTCCTTCGTAAATTTAATTATGCGTTTGTTGCCATTATATACCAGTTGGTACCATCATACACTATAGTGCTAAATCTTCCATTGTTTGCAGCAGTAATATCTGTTTGTGCTGCGCCACCATTGTGCGGAATAACATTGCTTGATGCCGATACAATCTTATGGTTTACATGGTTTATAAATGTTACTGAGCGTCCGATATATTCTGTACCAGATGGTAAAGTCACAGTTATATTACCACCTGCGTTATTAATAATATAGTTTTCTGTATCAGCCAAAGTAAAGTCTGCTGTTTTTAATACTGGTGCAGTTGATGCATAGTACTCAGAAACTTTAGCATAACCAGTTACTGATGCGCGGTTTGTGTCAATATCAAAACCAACACCAGGGATTCTAAAGTTTGTAACTGAAGCGTTACCAACGGTTACTTGGTTAGATACTGTTGCAGATGATGGTTCTGCGTCGTATCCAACAATAGTATTATTAGAACCTGTTGTTAATGTTCCACCAGCTTCAGTTCCAACTACTGTGTTATTGCCAGCTGTTAAATTAAGTCCAGCACCATTTCCGATACCAATGTTATTTGAACCAGTTACGTTTGATTGCAATGCTCCTGCACCAATTGCAGTATTACTACCGCCAGTTGTGTTTGCGCGCAATGTGTTCCAACCAAGACCTACGTTGCTTCCACCGCTTGTGTTATTGAGCAATGAAGACTCACCGAGTGCTGTGTTGTTAGCACCACTTGTACTATTTCTTAACGCCTCTGAGCCAATTGCAACGTTATTAGCTGCAGTAACTGCTGAACCTAATGCTAGCTGACCAATTGCTACGTTACCACTTGATGTAGTTAATTTTTCACCTGCATTTGCACCAAATAAAACGTTACGACTACCAGTAGTTAAATCATGACCAGCATAATAACCAACAGCAACGTTAGCTGTACCAGTAGTTAGAGCTTTTAATGCTTGAGTTCCAATTGCAACGTTTGGTGGTTGGCCAGATGGTCCAACAAAATCTGGCATTGCGTTATCGCCAATAGCAAGTTGAGAAGTACCATTTGTTAATTTATCAAGAGTTGATGCACCAATAGCAATATTTTGGCTACCAGATGTTACCTTTCGCATTGAATTTAGACCAATTGCAATATTATTAGTACCTGTTATTATACCAACTCCATTGAAGCCGCCATTCATTGAATAATAACCAATAGCAACATTACCACTGCCACTTAGTGCGCTATAACCAGCAAAAGAACCAACAAATGTATTCTGTTGACCTGTTGTATTATAATAACCGGCGTTAGCTCCAAATGCAGTGTTTTGGTCAGCAGTAGTTATTGCTAAAGCATAGTGACCAACTGCAGTGTTGCGTTGCTGGGTAGTTACACCACCAGAATAGAAATCGCTGCCACCAAGTGCACGAAAACCTACGGCTATATTTCTATTACCAGTTGTAAGTTTTGATAAAGCTTCAGTGCCAAATGCATAATTATATCCACCTGTAGTAACAACTTCCAACGCATATGCGCCTACTCCAATATTGGAACCACCAGTTGGTGCGGTTCCATTCATAGCTAGGTAACCAGCTGCCATGTTGAAGCCAGTGGCACCCGCATAATAAATATAACCAGCTGTTTGATAAACTTGCCAACCAGCACCTGTCGGTCCCGTAACAGTCGAAGCTGCGCCTGTCGCGCCGGTGGCACCGGTGGGTCCCGTTGCGCCTACTGCACCCGTAGGGCCGGTCACAGTAGATGCTGCTCCTGTCTCGCCTGTAGCACCGGTGGGTCCCGTTGCGCCCGTAGGGCCGGTCACGGTAGAAGCAGCACCAGTGGCACCGGTGGGTCCGGTTACTGTGCTAGCAGCTCCTGTGGCTCCCGTGGCACCCGTTGCGCCCGTAGGGCCTTGTGCACCAGTCGGGCCTGTCGGTCCAGTGGGAAATGTTGCAGTTAAGTTCCATGCACCAACACTAGATGAATACGTCCAACTTGCATCACCTGAAGTAAATACTTCACCGTCTACTGGTGAGTTAGGAAAGTTAATTGCCATTATTGCTCCTTAATTAGGGATATAGTCCTGCTGCAGCTGCGTGGTCTGCAACTGTACTTGCACTCAATGCACTTCTGTAAAAAACTATTTCGTCTATTTTTGAATTTCTACTTCTATCGTAAGAACCAGTAAATGATGACAAAGCTCCAACATATCCGCCAGTTGTTGTTGGAATCGTATATGGTTGACCACTAATTAATCTTGAGTTTCTTTCAACTCCATTTACATAAAATCTTGAAATTATACTATCACAAGTAAACACTACATGATAGGCTTTATTTGCTACCCATGGAATACCAGTAGCACCATCTATTCCTGTTTGGAATATATTACCAGCCCAACCAGTAACATATAAATAATTATCTGACGTAACAGTCATAAGCAATCCCCAACCAGTCCCATCTGCATTTTGTCTACCAGCAGTTGCTTTTTCACTTGTAGTATTTGTATCTATTGAAAAAATCATTTCAGCACTAAAAGCATTGTTTGCCATCATGTTTGTTCCAAACACTGTATTGTTTAATGCAATGTATGGAACTGCAAGAGAACTAAAAGATAAAGCTTTATTACCAGAATAAGTTGTTAATGGAGTTTGATTTGCACTTAATCCTGTTATAGATGTATACGTTCCATTTGTATTGGCAGAACCAGTGTCATCTGCGGCCGTTCCAACTACTATAGGATTTTCATTTAAGTGAAACCAACCATAAGGATTACTTAATGCAACTTCTGTTACCCAATCATTATAAAATGGTAAGCGTGTAGATGCTGTTCCAAGTATTCTCATTAGGCTTCCGTGTCTCCAGTTATATACCACTCATCAGCTGCAACTTTAACACATGTTGCAATTGAATATTGTGTTCTTAAATCTAGTCCAGTAGAACTTCTTAATGTTACACCGCCAGTTGGATTAATTGTTGTTTGACCAACACCTTGTTGTGCAACGTTGACTTGTGTTCCAATTGCAAAGTTAACAGAGCTTGCTAATGGTATTGTTAAGTTGTTTGCAGATGCAACGTTCATTCTAATTAATTTACTTGCATCAGATAATACTAGTGTGTATGATGCGGTTTGGTCATTGATTGGAAGTGTTGGGTCACCTTGTTGACCAGTGGGTCCGGTCGGTCCCGTTGGTCCTTGTGCGCCAGTCGGTCCCGTCACCGTGGAAGCTGCGCCAGTGGCTCCCGTAGGGCCCGTGGGTCCCGTAACTGTAGACGCTGCGCCTGTGGCTCCTGTTGCGCCCGTCGGTCCCGTTACAGTACTAGCAGCTCCCGTGGCTCCCGTGGCTCCAGTCGGACCCGTAAAGCCTGTCGGTCCTGTGGCACCTTGTGCACCTGTCGGTCCGGTTACAGTAGAGGCTGCGCCTGTGGCTCCTGTAGGCCCGGTTGGACCATTGTTTCCAACTTCACCTGTCGGCCCCGTGGCTCCTGTCGGCCCCGTCACAGTTGAGGCAGCTCCCGTGGAGCCTGTAGGACCCGTCGGTCCTGTCACCGTAGAAGCAGCACCGGTCTGTCCTGTCGGTCCTGTGTAGCCAGTCGGTCCTGTCGGTCCGGTAACACTAGAAGGTGCTCCTGTCGGACCAGTCGGTCCAGTCGGTCCCGTGGCACCTTGTTCTGCATTGAATGTAAACTGCAAGAAGCAATCTTCTGTATTGTCAAGGTTGTTTACACCACCAGTTACTGTTGTAATATCAAATGTGTAGTAACCAGCTTCTGGTGTAACTCCAGTTATTTGTATTGTTCTAGATTCTGAACCAAGGCTTGCTGTAATGTACAGATATGCTTTTGGTGTTACAGTTACTGCATCAATTAAGTTAAAGTAATCTGACAACACTTGTCCAAGATAATCTTGGTTGTCAATGTACATCTTTGTTGCGGCAGTTTGAGTAGCATTATTAAATCTAAATATACCGTTGCCTGGGTCTGAATCAGTTGTTGTGCTAGAGAATTTATAATAATATCCTGTAGAACCTGCAGGGCCAGTTGAGCCCGTCGGGCCAGTCACGCTTGATGCTGCTCCAGTGGCTCCGGTGGCTCCCGTTGCGCCCGTAGGTCCGGTGCCTCCTGCCACTCCAGTAGGTCCGGTCGGTCCGGTTACAGTGGATGCAGCACCAGTGGGTCCGGTAGGACCTGGCTGGCCTGTATCGCCAACTTCACCTGTAGGGCCCGTAGGGCCAGTGAAGCCAGTAGGGCCCGTCGGTCCAGTAAATCCTGTCGGTCCTGTCGGCCCCGTCACGGTAGATGCGGCTCCCGTAGAGCCAGTCGGGCCAGTTGAACCTTGAGCACCTGTAGAGCCTGTAGGTCCAGTAGAACCTTGGGCACCTGTAGCACCGGTGGGTCCTTGTATGCCTGTCGGACCGGTTACGGTAGAAGCAGCACCAGTGGCGCCAGTCGCGCCTGTTGCGCCTACAGCACCTGTTGGTCCGGTCGTGCCAGTCGTGCCAGTAGGTCCTACGTTAGCTTCACCAAACTCAACCCACTGCGAACTATTTACGTCAGTGTAGTAAATATAATTTCTACCATTAGAAGAGTTATACCAAACGTCACCAGCCGTTGGGCCAGTTGGGGCAGTATCAGATATTGTTGCTTTGCCTGACTGTCCTGTCGGGCCAGTGAAGCCTGTGGGTCCCGTAACTGTAGATGCAGCACCTGTCGGGCCTGTCGGGCCTGTGGGGCCTGTGGGTCCTTGAACACCTGTAGGTCCAGTCGAGCCTGTCGCTCCCGTTGCAGCAGCAGACCCAGCAGGACCTGTCGAGCCAGTGGGCCCCGTAGGTCCCGTAGAGCCTGTAGGTCCCGTTGCTGTAGTTAAATAAGGAAGTGAGTTCCAGTTACTTGTGCCGTCACCAATTTTAGCTTTACCAGTGTTGTACTCAAAACCAATTTCGCCGGCAAGAAGAATTGGGTTATAAGTAGACCAGTTAGCTGCTAAGTCACGTCTTACTTGTACAATTACAGCCATGTTAGAATCCTCTTCCCGGTTTGTAAAAATCTCTTCTTGTTTCAAAATATGTTGATGCAGTACCAAATGGAGTAGCAGCTGGAGTTAAAGGACCAGCAGCTCCGGTGTTGGCATCAAATGCAGCAGCTGCCACCGTATTCCACGCCATTGCTGTAATGTCTGGCACCAACAAATAGTGGAACTGAAAGGTTGCGGCATCTCCACCAGAGATAGTAGTTTCATCTTGGTGGTCCATAAGCAATTGGTTTTGCTGACGTTTTAGGTCGCGCTTTAAAGTATTAAAGGCACGAACCATATTAGTATTGGACCTGCCCTGAATAGAGCTAGACTCGTAGTAACCCCACACTGCTCTCATTAGTCTTCTTCTTCTACCTTAGTGATTGATATAGTTGGTTGTTTTTTTTGCGACAATTCCAAAATCATAGAATGCAAGTCTTCATCTGACAACTCTTTAACAGATGAAACATTGTTCACATTAACAGTCTGGACCTGCTGCATAAAGCCAGTGGCCTTTAAATATAGTTCGGCACTCTTAACATCACCCGATACACCCTTAGTATATAATGCATCAAGAAGTGCTTGAGTTCTCTCTGGGGATTGTGCCAATCCTTTGACGCCAAGCTCCCAGCGTTCTTTAAAAACTTTATTCTTTTCCCACAGACCTAAAGTATTAATATGCACATCATGCATCTCTGCCCAAGCCTTCTTAGTGGTTGGGGCTTTAGAATCATCTGGAGTTAGTAGCCAAGCAAGATATGCCTCTTGGGTTTCACTCAAGAATAAGCGTGATGTTTTGGCCATAAAATTGGATTCCTTTTTTTTCTTATCTATAAGAGGATAAATCTTTTACATGGCAAGTATAGCACCTGGCATTGGATATAGTTTGGTGATATATCACAGAAATATCAGAGAAAGTTTGTTAATGGGAAAAGAAATTGCTATACTATGTAGGCACTGGTAAACAAAGCGCTAGTAAGGAACTCCGGTTCTGTGCTACTAGTCACATAGCTTTACCTTTTAGGTCCGTCAGATGGGGTCGGCCTTCGCATTTTTTTTATTAAGCATTTAAACACTCGAGTATATTAAGCCAACTCGACGGAGAGCAAACATCCGCCTGGCAGTAGTCAACCTACTGAAAAGTCCCCAGGGGTTCAGAAGACTGTTAAATGAATAGAAGCATAAGATAAATATAATAATAATAATATTATAAATAAAACTTGTACTTCTTGCTAAAAGAGGGTACAATATATAAATAACCAATCAACAGGAGATAATAATAATGTCAAATCCCGCAACAGAAAAACAGATGGCCCTTATTGCCAAGCATAATATGCCAGTACACAGTGATACTCTAACAGTAAAAGAAGCATCAGCAATTATAGATGAGTTTGCTAAAGCTAATGGTTGGGCACAAAAGCCTTATACCCCAAAGGCCGCGGCACCTACACCAATGCCGGATAACTTTTAATTTTTTTTATTTTTTTGTATTATGATTTGCATAGGACAATTTAGCCTGGTATAATATATATACTTCAAGAAGGTCTTGGAGGGTGTCTCTCCCATAGGGAAGCCACACATAGTCTAAGAAGTTAGATGCTTAATAGTAATTTGTTTCTGAGTTAGGGATAACTTAGGGCTTTCGTAAGATTTGGACTCAGGGGTTTTATTTCCATTCCCTCTGGGTCCTTTTCTTTTATTTAACAAGGAGATATTTGGCATGTTTGAATTAGAACCAGAACACAACTTGTGGGATGCTGAACACCCAGAGTGGTTTATATATGACGTAGAGTTGCTTAATGCTTGGTACTGGGAACAATTTGAAAATGATATGGGGCATACCGGTACTTAAGGAAAAAGGGGTGGGGGGTCTTAGGTTTTTATAATATCCGCTTCGCCTTATACTTCGTACTACTTTAGTATATACATGTACCCGGGGGGGGCCCTATGGGGGTAGCCTAGGGTGTATTGACTGTTATGTATGCACTCTATGGATTAGCATTGGATTCTATGAGGGTGTGTAGTGGTGTGTGTGTATTTACTCTCTACTACAACAACAACAATAAAGACTTGTTTGTTTGGCGGCGAACTGATTGGTTGAGGCCGGCAAAGAACAGTGGTGATATATCATAAGAATATCAGTCTATGACTGGACAGGCCGGCAAGAACAATGCTATGATATATACATCAGTGAGGAAGTGAACCGGGGGGAAAGCTTCCTTGCTGATACTTTACGATATAATAGCTAAACATAAAGACCAGGATTGTACTGTTTCCTTTCGGTATGGTCCTGGTCTTCTCCTGTATATGCCTTGATGCGTAAGGGTTTGATGGGGAAAGCTAAGAACTTGACAGTGTCTAGTATTAAATTAAACTATGCCCTATTAGCAAAGCAGAGACTACCTATCTCGAATACAGATACTAACCAAGCATCTATCTCTTAAAGAGCTTATGTATTCACTCTCTTGTTATTATCCTCTTATGTATTCTTATTATAAAGATAATGATTGTTTGTTTCTTGCGGCGATTTTGAAATCACATTTATGCCGGGATAAAACTATGGGCCTAAGCTGCTAATTGGAGGAAACAGCCTAGACCCACAGAATACAGAAATACGTAAACTAATTCTAAATTACGTACAGGATTAAAACCAGACTTTCTGGCTTTACACCTGGTGGGACTTTCCCACGTATCTATAATAGCATTGGTTATCTTTATATGCAAGTTATATATAATATTTTTTTTATCTTTTTTTGCGGCCAGAACTTGCGTCTACTACAAAAGTACTGTATTATGTAAGTGTCAGCAAAACGGCTGACATAAACAAATGGAGATTAAAATGAAGCTAGGTTCAATGTTCGCAGTAAGACAAGCAGTAAGCAATGTTAAATACTCAATCGAATTGTTGGTTGAGAGAATCGTTTGGATGTTCTAATCATGACAATTACAAAAGAGCAATATAAAGAGATAGAAGAGAAGGCAGAAACGTATCTTCAATATTGGAGAGAACAAAATGTATCATACACACTACCAGACGTATCATCTATTATAGCGTTGTTTAAATATCAACAGTATGGTGAATAAGGAGAAATTAAAATGGAAACTTTAACAAAGGATAACTGGAAAACAACTTGGTCTGCTGAGTGGTGTGAAGATAGAGCTTCAAAAGAAGAGTTAATAACATGGTGTGAAAAGAATCATGAAATGGTTTTAAGAGAGATTGACCACAGACATGGTTTAAAAAACTTTACAGATTGGCCTACAGTTGAAGGCAATTATACTGACACTCTTCAATTCTATATTGCCATGGTGCAGTGGCTTAAAATTCATGGTCATGAACTAGATGATAAAGAGTATTGGGAACAAGTTTCTGAGTCATGGCGTTTGTTTAAGCATCCTGAGATGCATCATAGTTATTTTAATAAGTTGTTCTTTGCCGGCCGACCGAACCGTGAGAAGTACATCATGACATTCAATTCTAAAGAGCTCTATGATTCTTTACCAAATGTGGTTACAATCTACCGTGGATGCTGGAAAGGATGCGAAGATGGTCTGTCTTATAGTTTGAGACCAGAAGTTGCTACATACTTTGCCTTTAGAGGTATTGGCTTTCCACGTGGACATCGTATAATTACAGCTGAGGTTAAAAAGAAGGACATCATCATGGTTTGTGATGCTGACCTTGAGCAAGAGGTTATTGCCACCAAGGTCAAGGTACTCGATATTGCTGAGGTAAGCCAAAAGGAGCTAAAGCAACCACTCTACACCAGCCTTAAGGTTGAGTGGAATAACAAGACAGCAGCACACAAAGCTGGAGTCTACGTAGGATAATGGATAGTTCCTCCGAATCTTCCTACGGAAGATCGGAGGAATACTCTAGTCACCAATACAAACAACAACATAGAAGGATAATAAAATGACAAAGAAGAAAGTAAAGAACGAAGAAGTTTGTGAGAGCTGTGGTCGCAAGAAGATGACCGAGGCCATGAATCACTTCCAAGCAGTACAAGAAGCCATGCAGTACATCAGAATCAACGACAACAGCCCCTACATGGTAGAAGAGCTGCCCCTGTACGAAGGCAAGATATCATGAGAAAGAGAGCCAAACATAAATATACTGAAGAAGAAAAGGTTAACTTATTTTGGGAGTGCGTTACTATCAAAGGACCAGATGAATGCTGGGAATGGAATAGGGAACAATCAAAGACAAAGGCAGGTTACGGCATTACACCATTTGCATGGGAGTCTAGAGTTGCTTCTAGGTATAGTTATTATTTAAATGTTGATAAAGATTTTGATAGAAAGTTGCGAGTTTGTCATCATTGCGACAATCCACCTTGTGTTAACCCTAAGCACTTGTTCTTGGGCACGGCACACGATAACTCTATGGACATGTCAAATAAAGGAAGAGCTCAGGGCCAGAAGAAGACGCACTGTCTTAGAGGCCATGAGTTCACACCAGAGAACACTAGGACTACACCAGGAAGAAACAGACGCCAATGCAAACAGTGTTGTGCTTTCTACACTAGGAAGTATTATAAGATGAAATTTGAAGCTGACCCTGATAAGGTAAGAGAGACAAATCGCATCAACGCAAGAAAGATGTATGCCAAAAGAACAGATGAGATACTTGCATATCAAAGAGAATACTATATTAAAAATAAAGAAAAGATATCACAACGCAGAGCAGAACTTAAAATGAAAAAGAAGGAGACAACAAATGAATGAGGCAGTCACATACGGTGGTGTAATCTATATGATTATAGGCTGGACTATTGGTAGAGTTATTGGTATAATTCTTATTGACAGATTGGATAAGAAGAATGATAAGTGAAATTATATTTATGAGTGTTATGTTTGCGTCGATTGCAATTAGTATTAAAGGATGCTGCGGCATTTTGAGAAAGCTTGTTAAGTAATGAGCAATTATCTTAATGTTAATATACCTACATTCTTTGCGGGACTTGACTCAGGCTTTTTGTATGACAAAGACCCATCACCAACCAATGAGCTGGTGCCTTGTGAGGTGTTTATGTATACCTCGATACCACAACGCTGTGGTTTGTTCTCGGTCATGACTGAGTACGGAAGCCAGCATGCACGTGTGCCAATTCACTACTTGCGTTCATTAGAAGTAGAACCAGAACAACACACTGCTTATCCGCTTGATTGGATACAGCTGTGGGATGCAACATCACCGTATGTCTCTTGCACGATATTAGAATACTGTAAGAATCGTTCAGCTGACATCATACTTAAAGATAAAACAAAACACATAGCAAAGTACCTGTTCACATTAGACTATTGTCTTGGACCACAATATTCTAACGGATATGGTGAGATGGCAGCAGGGCACAAGTGTGCTCACGTGTTTTGGGGTGAAGGCGGACAGCTGTTCATGCAACCAAACAACCGTGTATTGTGGCGTGACGGTGGCAGCTTCATAACAACAGACTTACCTAAGGATGCCAACTGGAAGGTGTTCAGCCAAGAGTTCTCATGCGAACACAGCGGAAGACGTTGGGTATCTGAATCACATGATGAACTTTACTTTTATACTTTTAAGGAAACAGACAATGAATAAGTTACCAGTTTACGTATGCAGTATTGCAAAGAATGAAGCCAAGCATGTACGTCAGTGGGCTGAGTCAGCTAAAGATGCCGATGGTATCTTCTTGCTTGATACTGGCTCTACTGATGACACTGTTGCTATTGCTAAAGAGTGTGGTGTTACTGTCTTTGAGAAGACTTATGATAAATGGTCTTTTGCAGTTGCGCGAAATGACTTGCGAGAGATGTTACCTGAACACGATGCGTGGTTGGTTAACTTAGACTTAGATGAGGTGATGATACCGAACTGGCGTGAGCATTGGAAGGACATACCTGAGCAAGCTAACCGCATACGCTACAGATACATTTGGAACTGGAAAGAAGATGGCACACCAGGAGTTGAGTATCACGGAGACAAGCTAGTACGCAGACATTCACACAAGTGGGTGAACAAGGTGCATGAAGTAAATGTCACACAAGAAGGTTTTGTTGAGACTCAATACTTCTTGCCTAACTTTGAGATACACCATCATGCCGACAACACTAAGAGCCGTGGTTCTTATCTGCCATTGTTACTTGAAGACGTTGAAGAGAATCCTAACAATGACCGTAATACTTATTATTGTGCAAGAGAGTTATTCTTTCATGGTAGATATGAAGAGGCAACCATTCTTTTCAAGCGCCATTTAATAATGCCTGAGTCAGTCTGGCCACCAGAACGCGCATGGTCAATGCGTTACCTAGCTAAGATGCATCCAGACCAAGCTGAACACTGGCATCTACGTGCTTGTGCTGAGTATCCTACAGGTGCAGAGGTATGGACTGACTTAGGTAAGTTCTATCATGAAAAGCTTGATTGGAAGGGAATGTATTTTGCGGCCAAGCGTGCACTGGAATGCCAACTGTACAAGGGCTTATATTTAACAGAACCTGATGCCTATGGTTGGTGGCCAAATGACTTGGCTGCTCTGTCTGCCTATCGACTTGGTATGTTTAAAGAAGCTCTACACCATGGTCAAGTTGCAGTAGATTTAAATCCAACAGACCAAAGATTAAAGGATAATTTAATTTGGTACAAGAAGGCTCTCACAGGCGTCACTGTAGTTATACCTACCAAGAGCAACATAAACGGTCTAACTACGCTCACAAGCGCTCTCATGAGCTCTGAGGGGGTTTCTAGAGTGGTTGTCGTTGGTGATGGTCATGAAACCGAGGACATGTTGAATGCCCTGCCTAATAATATTATTAAAACTTATGTGCCAAGAGGTTCTGGCATACACAAGATGTGGAACGTGGGGATGGCTTTGGCCAACGAAGGAGACCACGTTCTCTTTTTAAATGATGATGTGATTATCGGCACATCTACAGTCATGGGAATGATTGATGCATTAGCTGAAGACTCACGCATTGGCTTGGTCTGTCCCAAGTATGCTGGTGAAAGCTTTGTAGACATTGTTACCCATACGACTTGTCGTGGTAGATACGATGGCACTGGTGGCATGGCCGGCTTTGCAATGATGCTAGCTAATGACTTGGCTAAGAGCTGGCGTTTTGATGAGCGCATGATGTGGTGGTACGGCGATGATGACCTGGTTAATTGGGTCAGCAAGAAAGCTAATCGTCTGTGCGTCATTACAGCTAAGGCTAGATGCAGTCACGGTCACAGTGTTACCATCACCAGTAACCCACCAGATAACTTTAATAGATTAGTAGAAATAGATAGACAAATCTTTGAACAGAAATGGGGTGCATGATGCATCAGGCAGTAGACGAATGGGTATTTAAATCTTTCCATGATTGGAGAGATGGCAGAACTCATTTAAGAGTGTTAGAGATTGGTTCGCTCGATATCAATGGCAGTGTCCGTCATATCTTTAAACCATTTGCTGAGAAGTACATTGGCATTGACGTTCAAGAGGGACCAGGAGTAGATATTGTTGCAAGTGCTACAGACTATCTGTCTCCAGAATACTTTGATGTTGTTGTTTGCGCCGAAGTGTTTGAACATACCCCTGAATGGAAAAAGATTATTAATAATTCTTATGTGAATTTGATGGATGGCGGCATCTTTATCGCTACTATGGCAGGAGAGGGTAGACATCCACACTCAGCTATTGATGAGAATCCTATACGAGAGTGGGAACACTACTCAAATATAGGCTGGTGGGAACTACAACAAGCCTTGAAAGCCTTTAAAACAAAGGAGGTTAATGTTTTAAATACAGATACCCGTTGTTTAGCAGTGAAATAAAAACGCCTATATAGAAAGAAGAAATATGTATTATAATAAATTAGAAGAGACAGATAAAAAGCTAGAAGCCATAGAAGCATGGCAAAAGAAGAAATTAATAAAACTGTACGAAAAATCAGAAAAGAAAATAATGAAGGTGTTTAAAGAGTTAGGCACCACTATACCTGAGGAGGTAAAGCGTGTCAGCAGATAAAGCAATTATGGTTCAAGTAGCAGGAAAGATTGCAGGTGAATTGGTTAGCTCAATGCAACTACGCACAACTGCAGATGTTATGGATTCATTTAATGAAGTCTTTGTTCGTGTGCTTACCGCCATGGATACAACGATTAACGCTAAAGAAACCAAAACAACAAAGGGCGGCAGACAAGTTCCTATTCTTTCTAATGATGAGATTCAATCAAGATTAAATGAGAAGTTGCGTGCAGGTAGTGCCGTAACAACTAGTTCGATTAAATCTTTCTAATGTTAAAGAAGTTGATTAATATAACAGCCAGCCTGTCATTTACTTTGGCAGGTATGGTTGTTGTATTTATTACACTTAGTGGGGATACAAGAAGAATAGCTTTGATTTCTTCGGTGTCGGCATTACTAGTGCACTACACCTATGAAATTTTAAGGAGCGACAATGACTAAGGGTTATCAACCACGGACATGACGTGGACACAACAGCAGGACGAAGGATTAATTGGAAGCGTGACTTGGCTATTGGTCAAGAGCGGTGAAGACTTGTTTGAGGAATTTATTAAATCATTAGATGATTGTAAGTTTGAAATCAAGCGCGATATGTATCGCAACGGGCGCATGGTTGTAGAGATGCAACAGAAGCCTAGAGACAAAGAATGGAAGCCATCAGGTCTGGCTGTAACTAAAGCTAAGTACTGGGTGTACATGTTTAGTGCAGATGCTTTTTCTGTTATTGAAGTTGCAAGACTAAAGAAGTATTTAGAAATTAATAATAATATTCCAATGAAAACATTTGCACCATACAGTGCTAACCCAACTAAGGGTTATTTGTTAATGGAAGAAGATGTGATTAAGTTAATGAGTTCAGAGCTTTACGACACTAAGGGGAAAAATGAGTAAGAAACTTGCATGGGATTATATTGTTCCAGTATCAATGCCAAAAGAATTAAAAGGATTAGAGCCTGGTAAGTTACCAGATAAGTTACTCAAGCCGGCAACTGGTGGTGGCAAGCTGTTCCATTTGGCAGCTGATGCATGGAATGCAATGGTTGATGCAGCTAAGGCTGAAGGAGTAGTATTAAAACCTACTTCAGCAGGTGATACATACCGTAGTTATGAGAGCCAAAAGAAAGGTTTTCTTACGCGCTACCAGCTTGAACCAATCCCTGGTCAGAGCACTAAAACTTTTGAAGGAAAGACTTGGTATCTAAAGAAGGGCATGGCGATGCTTGCCACGCCTGGTAAGTCTCAGCACAACCTCGGCCTGGCTGTTGACGTTCACTCAGCATCAGAACCAAAGCGCCTCAACTGGTTGATTGCTAACGTTAAGAAGTTTGGTTTTTCATGGGAAGTAGTTCCATCAGAGCCATGGCATCTTCGTTATGTTGCAGGCGACAGTGTTCCAGAAGCTGTTACGGCTTGGAAAGCTGCTCGTGATGTGGTTCATGAACAGTAATAAGGATAGTTCTCTTTATTATCGTGAACTTCCGTTAGACACGGAAGAAATTGAACGCATGCCTGATTTAACTAAGCCAGAAAGTTTTATTCAAGCGTTAATGCAAACAGTGCCAGGAGGAAACATTGCGCCTTCTAATGAAGAACCCAATCCAATTAGAGAAGCACTGCTTGATTCAATGGAACTAATGACAGGCCAGGATAAGTTTATTATCGATGCAGTCTATTGGGAAATGATTACGTTTGAAGAACTTGGTAACAGGCTGCGGAGTGTCTACCCCACATGCGTGGAGATTAACTAGAGCAGCAGAGAAGAACCTAAAAGAATTATTAATGATGAACACCACGTTGAGGGATTACATTTTAGATGAGTTCTGATGATTGGGCGCGCAAGATATTCTCTGAAGTAGAGTTAGAAGAACTATCTCTTACATCTGAAAAGATTGTTTACGATTCAGAGCATGGCTTAATTGTTAATGTTGGTTTGTCTAATGACATGTGTGTTGAATTAGTTGAGTCTTGGGCGATGAGTCAAGGCGGTCATTTCCCATCGCAAATGCACATGTTGGCATTTATCGAAAGCTTTATAGATTATCTAAGAAATTATTTAGATGACGAGGGCATTCCATTTGACGACGGTGATTAATAGTTGTATACTTTAATCCATGGCAAAAAATAAAAAACTTAGAAGCGGTAAACTACGCGGTTCACCTAAATTCAAAATATGGTTCCCAGCAAAGGCACTCATTGATACAGTGTGCTTTGACAAAACTGATATGGGATTATCTAACTTGGCAGAGCGCATGGGTGTATCTATTACTGTTGTTAAAAAATTAATACAACCAGGTTATTTAATAAGAGAATCTACAGCAGATAAATATGCAATTAAGCTTGGTTACCATCCAATGGCAATATGGGATGATTGGTTTAGCGAGGAACCGGAAGGCGGTTCGAATCCAAAGTATTTGGCAACGAGGAGGAAGGCATACGAGAAGCGCCAGCCCAAGGAACAAGACCATATCGATTGTACAGATAAGAACCTACCTTTAGATTACAATCAATAGTTAATAATAAATCAAGGTCACCCTTACACACTTGACGTACTGTCTGTTTATGTACAGAGTTTATTTGTAGCAGTCCTCTGTCTATTGAACCATTCTTATTTAGTGTCCATATGACTTTACCGTTTTTATCATACTTAGCATTGATTGCTTTAATGCGGCAATTTGATTCACGTTTTGCAATATGAATAAATTCTTTTACAGGTAAATTATACTTCTTTAGATGCGGCACTAACCACGCACATGGGTCACTAGAAGCCTGTGCAGGTACGGCGCTGCCCAACAGCAATGCCAAAGAAATTAAGATGGAGCGAATCAGCTTGCTGAATCTACCTTTTTAGCCTTTTTATCTACAGTGCTAAATACTGCGTTAATCTCAGATACTGATAATTTGCCGTCGTCCAAAAAGGCACGAGACAATCCTTCGACTACCACAGCTACGCCACCAATGCCAGCCATGACAGCTGCCTTCCACAATGGTACGCCTGCAATTGCACCTGCACCCATGACTGATAGTCCTGAGGCTGCAAAGGTTGCAAGTATTCTAAGAAGTATGTTATTTACTTGATTCATATTTCTCTCCTTATGGTATATCTGAAAACGGGTCTGGAAGTGAACCTGGTATTGTTGTTTCTGTTGTTGGTATAGTATCTTTATTTTCTTTTTGTTTATTTTCTGCTTTTTCCAAAACTTCTTTTTCTTTTTCTTTTCTTTGGAACTGAGCTTTATCTGTTTCATCTATTAATTCAAAAATCTTAACCCAAATATCAGAAACTTCGTTGTCTGGAGTATATAAAAATCCAGGAACACCAAATAAACTTAAACCAGCATTAATTTGCAAGTTTCTATTGAATTGTTCGTCGCCAACTTTTCCTTTGGTTCCAAATAAACTTTGCATAATTTTATTCTTGCGAGCTGGTGTTAAATTAGCAAAACGTCCAATTAAAGAAAGTGGTGCGCCATTAGCTCGAGCAGCATACATCCATTTATCGAATTCAGAACTTGCAGAACGTTCATCTGTTATTGGAGCACCGCTAAAAAATTGTTTGTTTTCTCTTATTTCTGGAATAGTTCTAATTGCTGGTGCTAAACCAGAAAGGATTTGTGATGGATTATCTGATAATAACATTTCGATAAGTCCTGGCGCACCAACTCCAGGAAATGCAAAGTCTGGTTGAAGATATATATTTGTAAAAGGAACTTTAAATGCACCTGCTTCTCTTCTGTATTCTCGCATATATGGACTTGTGTTTTCTTCGTCTTCTAAATTGTTTCGTAAAGCTCCAAATGCAGTATAAGCTCTAGGATTCATCCACATGCTTTCAATCATTAGAGGCGCATTTTTTACAGCGAATGTCCAAAATGGAATGATGGTTTTCAGAACTTTATTAACTGTAGTTATATCAGCATAATCAAAATAATATTTATTTACTTTTGCGCTAGCTGCATCAGGACTAAGACCCTTTTTTAAACTATCCCACATAAACATAAAGCGACCAGCATCTTCAATCCATTCACCAGTTGAACGACCTACATATATTGGTGAACCAAACATTTGCGCTACAGTGGAGCCAGTAAATGGAACTCTTTTACCGCCTATCAATGGCATTTCAACAGGAAACATTTGTTCAGGCGTTTTTTTCATTAAACCAGGAAATGGTTTTTTAAGACCAGGTATTTTTTCTACAAATTCTATGACTGTTTCTGGCAATCGTGAAACTCCTTGAGTTCCTCTCAACACGCC